GAGTAGTTTGATGTACTTTGATTTGTCTCTTTCTTCATAGACGACGCATTCTCCATTTTCACAAGCCATGATGATTACAAGTTTTTTAACTGAAATACCAGTCAGTTCGTATAGCATACAACCATATGCCATACATTGAACAAAATAGTGTTCAATCCACTCGCGTGGTTTTGGTTTTTTAGAAGTCTTAAAGTCAATTATTGCTAACTCGCCGTTATATTCAGCGATACAATCAACTGTCCCAGCAATGCCCAGTTGCTTACTATATAGGGACCCTTCAAGGGCGTAAATATTATTTATGCGATTTATCTCCGTTTTCGCAATCTTAAAAAGAAAATCCGCAATCGGCGCAACAGACGGCAAATCTTGATTCTTAAGGTAGTGCTCCGTAAGAGAATGCATATCCGTGCCGCGAGAAGTCGCCGCCTTAGTAACCTTATCAGCTTCCTCCTCACCGACCTTTTTACGCCAATTGACAAAGATTTCACGATTAAAATGACTCGTAATGGAAGTAATAGAAACTAGTTTAAGTAGTTCTTCTTCATCAGGCACAGAATAATATCTTACACCATCAATTGTTTCACGCTCCAACTTTGGGAGTTCAATATCAATATGATTAAACATCAAAAACCAGCATCCATTTTCGCAATAATGTATTCTTTAACAAGTCCAGAACGAACAATATCGTCTACACCAAATTCAATTATATCAAATGATGGCATTTTACGCAATACTGACATAAAATCTACAATACCATTACGCTCATTTGTTTTCTGTAAGTCTGATTGAGAAGCATCACCACAGAAACAAATCTTGGTATTCTCACCAACACGAGTAATAATAGAATCTAGTTCGTGGAAGTTTAGATTCTGAAACTCATCAACAATAATAATAGCATTATCAAGCGTGGTTCCACGAAGAAAAGAAGTGGACCAGAACTTAATAGTTTCCTGTGACTTTAGATTTCCATAAAGCATTTCAAAGTCAGCATCACTAGGCATCTGGAACATATACTTGACCATATTCTTATAAGGAATTTGGTAAATGTCTGCCTTGTCATCGTGTGTTCCAGGAAGAAATCCGATCTCACGAGTAGCAACTAGTGAACGAACCAGATAGATTTTCTCATAAGGAGTTGATTCATCTAGAACATCAGCAAGAGCATTGTAAAGAGTGATAAAGGTCTTACCAGTTCCAGCACAACCATAGGCAACTAGATGTTTACCAGCGGCATAGGATTCAAACAATCTCCTCTGATTATCTGTCAAGGGATCAATGTCAACCAAATAATCGGAGCTTAATGGTTTTCTCCTCTTCATTTGTTTCGCGGTCAGACCAACTCCGATGGGTTGTTCTACGTTGCCTCTTTTTCTTCTTGCCATATTAGAGTTTTTTTACGGTTGATCCTGGTGCCTTCTGAGCTTTTTCTAGTACAGTATTCCACGAAGGGTTACGGTTGATAAGTTTGTCTTTCCACTCACCCACCTCACCAGGAGAAGGGCAAGTAGAAGGATCAGACCAGTCACGAGTCCAGTCTGGGTTGTCATTTTTCCACTGGTCCCAGTCGTGGATGCTCATTTCCACTTCTTTCTGTTCACCAGTTTTTGTATTCACTATGGGGTACGTTGGCATTGTTATAATTTCAAGATAATTTATTTAGATCCACTCAAGAGCTTCTGCCACAGTTGGGAATTGTTCGGTAAATACCTTCTTACATTCTAGAGCAATGTCCATATGTTCCTTTTGAGTTCCATTAGCAGAACGAAGATTGATATAATGCACCCAGCTACGGCAAGTTCCCGTCATATAGATGCGTGTAGGCGTCGCTAGGGGCAATACAAACCTCGCACACTCTTTTGCTACACCTGCCTCTAACATCCGCTTATAGAGGTTATTAGAGTGGGCAAAGAGTTCAGCAATTTCTGATTGGAACTTAAGTTTTACATAGTCACCAAGATCATCTGTAGAATTCTGACGATTCTTGGTGTCTTGCTTGCGAAGTTCTGGAATGGGAATATTTTCAGTGATTAGATTGGTATCGGCATAACGTTGTGAAAATTCTTGATATGTAAATGAACGGTGACGTAAAATTTGTGCCGCAATACCACGATTCGTTTCAATTTCAAGCGTCATAGAAGACTGTTCAAAAACAGACCAATGATTATGCTTAATACAATAAGCAAGCAACTTGGAATAGTTTTCGTTGTCTTGATTCGCAGGATTAGAAACTCGTGCAATAAATGCCATTGTTTTTTCTGCATCTGGTGTTACCGAAATAAGTTTTACAGTCATTTCTTTCCAAATCCTTTTGATGTGTGTGCTTCTAGTTTTGCGACTTCTTCTTCTGCCTCACGAAGTCTTTTCTTCATTTCATGAAGTTCCTCTTCACTATACATATGATTTTGAGCGACTAATCGCTTCATCAATTTCAAGAGTTCTTTTGCTTTTTTAGTCTGCGTATCCATCGTCATCGTCATAAAGTTCATCATAATCTATAAATCTTTCTGTTGTTTTTTGTGGTGCTTTGTAGGCAGAAACATCAGAGTAGACTTCCGCTTTTAGCGAATCAACAAGAAGTTCAAGATTACGGACGATAAGTTTCAGTTTTTCTTTGTCCATAAGATACTATTCTCTTTTGATATCATAGCATAAAAAAAGGAGGGGATCAACCCTCCTTTAACATTAGGCAAGACGTGATGCCATATAAAGTTGTGCTTCACGAAGACGTTGTTCTTTCAACATTTTTTCTCTAATTAAAATGAGTGCCATTGGTTTGCTCCTTTACTTGTTTAGGGTATTGGCGCGTTCCTTCAGTCTCCTTTTGCGTCTATTTTACACTCTTTTGGAGAAACTTGTTTGATCTCCCAAATCAAATCATTTTTTGCTTGTTTTGGAATATCAACTTTATAGATTCTGCCAATCATTAACTGTGCTTGTAGGCACGTAAGAATGAGTGCTTCCATAGATGAACGATTAGAGTGATTTTTTCCAACGACAAATAGAAGTATGAGTAGTTTGATATCTTTTAGCAAGACATCTAATAGGTAAAGATAAAATAGTATTATCTTTACTTACATCTTCAATAAATTTATTATACATCTTACCTCTGGTATATTTGATCGCTTCGGCAGTAGCGTATTCTTTTGGATTACGACTTCTACCTTTTTGCCATCCAGAAGGTATTTCATTTTCATAAACTACTTTTTCATTTTTGCCATCAGTAATACGAACTTTTCCAAAACAAGGATTACCTTCACCAACTCTTTCTCCCCGCGAACAGAAAGAAAATAAAGATGAAGTTATTTTTGCTTTATTGGCAAAATGTGGATTAATATGAACTTGATAAAACTCGTGAAGTTTTACTTCAGTTTCTAACGCTTCCTTTCTTGTTTGGTGTTCTGTAAGAATGATTTTTTCAGTTGGATTGAATGTTTTGTCAGTAAAAGATCCAAAATATTCATCTTCCATTGGAGAACACTTACATCCACGGCTACCAATGTAACCTCTACCAAAAGGTTCATAAGAATAATAAGTGTAGTAAATCATCTCTAACATACCCGTTCCGAGTTGTCTTACTTCCGTCTGTTTCCAGATGAACGATGAGAGTATTATACTCTCATTTGGGGATATTTATCAATCTTTACTTGTATAATGCAATACAGTTTTAAAAACCTTCGTGTGAGAAAATTTTGCCGGAAAAATTTCCTCCGATATTTGAAATCACTTACGCTTTTTGGTTTTGGGTGCCTGATAACCCCACGTCTTTGGATTGATTGTACCGAATCCAAAGTCAATGCTCTTCAGGTTCTCACGAAACTTATCCCAGTACATGTCAAACAGTTTGCTTCTACTACCTTTAGTCAGGTCAAAGCAAACCATATCGTCAACAAGATACTTGATGATATAAGCATCTCTGGGCGCCTCTTTCGTACAGACTTCGGCATACGAACCATTTTCAACGATGATGTCACAACCGTAGCGTGACTTACAAGTTTCTTTTTCTGCTGGTGTCCAATGGTCCATATGCTTTTCCTGTCGTTTATCAACAACCTGACTCACGAACGCCCTCCCCATTGAATGTCGGGATATGCCTCCGCAACAACTTCTTTGGTGATATTATACTTTTCGGAAAGTTTCTTGTCCTTACAAAGGCAAATGATCTCTGCCTCAAGAGGATGAAGTCCTTCAAGAATATTGATGAACATTGTCTCACGACGAATGTTGTTGAGAGTATCATTTCCACCTTTGATGAAATGATAGAAGTTCACATACTCTCTACGAATCGTGGTGTGTCCTTGATTATCACTCGCACCAAGAGAGAATGATCCAGTCTCATGCATTCTACGAACTTCTTCAGTGATCTTTGTGGAGAGAGATCCATTATAAGAAGTCTGATCTGCATATCCAGAATAGGGTACAGCACCCTCTGGAAGAACAGAAATGATAGACTCATCAAAGTTCCAAACAAATAGAGACTTCAGAGAGATGTCTTCATATTTTTTGAGAACTTCTACTTTCTTGACATTAGATCTCTGTTTTGATACAAGATCTAATACTTCAAATGTGAAAGGATTATTTGGTAATTCTGGAATTGGAGTGACCTTGACGGTTTTTGATTGTGCTTTAGTCGTCGTGGTCTTCTTCTGCGTCGTCGTTGTCATAATAGTTTTCAAAGTTAAATGCGATTACTTCATCTGGGATTAAATTGCCTTGGGAGTCAAACATCTCTGGATGTGGTCTTGGAATCTCCCGATAGTTCATCATATATTCTCTTGCTACCCAACCTGTTACAAGTCCCACTATTAGAAACAATACGGTTAGAAAGGAACCAAAGACTAAACTAACTGCTAACATTTCTTTTACCTCGGGAAACTACTTTTCTTTTCCTTGACTTAAAGGAAAACTCAAAATAGATGGTTACCTCCCGATTTAGAAAGCAAACCATCTTCTCAAAGATGATGTGAAACGGTTGAGTCTGCTTTCTTTTTCCTCCATTAAGTATAAGTTCAACACCACGATTGAAGTGGTCTTCTTTTTTATTTAGGTCAGGATTTGATGATTTGTTGTTCCTTGAGGAATTTGATTGTGTCAACGGATCCTCCTAATTTCTTATCGTCACAGATAACCTGTGGGAAAGTTGAACCTTTTCCAAACTCTGCATAAAACTCATCTTTGGT